TGCCAGAGGCGCTTCCAGACAATCGGCGCCCCCAATATCCATTCCGCGACGAGCCCTGCGCGCTCGGCCGTGGCCGCGCCAAGAAAACCTAGAATCAGAACCAAAACGGCCGGGTTGACCATCAATAGCGCGGGCGGGATGCCTTCTGGTGGCGTGATCACAAGTGGGATCAGGGCAATACCTGGCAATGACACTACAATCGCACGAAACGCAGATTGGCGGATCGGAGTAGCCATGACCAAAACCCTTGCACAAAACAAACTGCGGAAGCTCACGGAAAGGCTAGAAGCAGGATATTGGATGGTCAACTGCCCTTGCCCCACCTCTTGCGCGTAAGCTATCAGGGATTGAGGAAAACTTTCGAGGTGAGGGCAGAATATGCGCCGTGTCGTTGTAACCGGACTTGGGCTTGTCACGCCGCTGGCGGATGGTGTCGAAGAAAGCTGGAAGCGTCTGCTCGAAGGGCAGTCGGGCGCTGGCACGATTACTCAGTTTGACGCGAGTGGCCTTGCCACCACCTATGCCTGCGAAGTGAAGCGCGGCGATGGGTCGGGCGGCACCTTTAACGCGGACAAATACATGGAGCCGAAAGAGCAGCGGAAGGTTGATGATTTCATCCTCTTCGGCGTGGCCGCGGCGCAGCAGGCGGTCGAAGATTCGGGCTGGGTTGCGGATACACCGGAGAAACAGAACCGAACCGGCGTTTTGATCGGGTCGGGCATCGGCGGGCTCAAGTCGATTGCCGAAACGGCCATTCTCATCAAGGAAAAGGGTCCGCGGCGGGTTTCGCCGTTCTTTATTCCCGGGGCGCTGATCAACCTGATCTCGGGTCAGGTTTCAATCCGCTACGGGTTCAAGGGGCCCAACCATTCGGTCGTGACCGCCTGTTCGACCGGCGCCCATGCAATCGGCGATGCCAGCCGGCTCATCAAATACGGCGCGGCGGATGTGATGATCGCAGGCGGCGCGGAAGCCGCCATTTGCGAGATCGGCATAGCTGGTTTCAACGCCTGCAAGGCGCTGTCGACCAAACGCGGCGATGATCCGCAGAAGGCGAGCCGCCCCTATGATGCCGACCGTGACGGTTTTGTCATGGGCGAGGGCGCAGGCATCGTCGTCCTCGAGGAATACGAACACGCCAAGGCGCGTGGCGCCAAGATTTATGCCGAGGTTCTGGGCTATGGGATGTCGGGCGATGCCTATCACATCACCGCGCCCTCCGAGGATGGCGAAGGCGGCGAGCGGTCGATGCGGGCGGCTCTGGCCGAGGCGGGGCTTGAGCCGAAGGATGTCGACTATATCAACGCGCATGGAACCTCGACCATGGCCGACACGATCGAGCTTGGCGCGGTCGAGCGGATGATGGGCGATGCGGCGGGCAAGGTGACCATGTCGTCCACCAAGTCGATGACCGGTCACCTTTTGGGCGCCGCCGGCGCTATCGAGGCGATCTTTGCGATCCTCGCGGTGCGCGACAATGTCTGCCCGCCGACGATCAATCTCGACAACGTGGCGGTTGAAACGAAGGTTGATCTTGCGCCGAACGCCAAGCGCGAGAAGCCAGTTTCCGTCGCTCTGTCCAACTCTTTCGGCTTCGGCGGGACCAATGCCAGCGTGATCGTAGGCAAACTTCGCTGATGTGGCGACACCTCGCTTCGAACGCGCTGACCTTCTTTGTTGTTGCCCTGCTTCTGGTTGCGGGCGCGGTGGCGTGGGGGGCTCGGATGTATTCCGAGCCTGGCCCGCTTGAAGCGGCGATTTGCGTCAAGGTTGAAAGCGGCACCAATTTCCGGGCGGTGAGCCGTGATCTGGAGGCGCAGGGCGCGGTGGCGAGCGGGGCGGTTCTGCGGATCGGTGCGGATTATTCCGAAAAGGCCAATCTTCTGAAAGCCGGAAGCTACCTCGTTCCCGAGGCGGCCTCGATGGAAGAGATCGTCGATATCGTGACACGGGGCGGCCAGAGCACCTGCGGGACAGAGGTCGTCTATCGGATTGGCGTCAACAAGACGGTTATTCAGGTGCGCGAGCTTGAGCCGGCGACGAGCCGGTTCATTGAAGTGGCGGAGTTCGATCCCGCATCGGAGGAAACGCCGGAGGCCTACACAAGGGTCACCGGCGAGGCCGATACGCGCTATCGGGTGGCGATGGCGGAAGGCACGACAAGCTGGCAGGTGGTGACCGCACTTAATGCGATGTCTTCGCTCAGCGGACCTGTCAGCGACATTCCCGCAGAAGGCAGCCTTGCGCCAGACAGCTATGAATTCAAACCGGGCGCCACGGTTGCGTCTATTCTTGAGCGGATGGAGACGGCACAAGACCGCATCCTGGCAGAGGCCTGGGCCGAGCGGGCGGCGGATTTGCCGATCTCGACGCCGGAAGAGGCATTGGTCCTTGCCTCGATCATCGAGAAGGAAACCGGCGTTCCCGAAGAACGCGGGCAGGTGGCGAGTGTCTTTGTCAATCGCTTGAACAAGGGCATCCGCCTTCAGACAGACCCCACGGTGATCTATGGTATTACCAAGGGCGAAGGTGTGTTGGGTCGCGGGCTGCGCCAGAGCGAGTTGCAGCGGCAAACGCCCTATAACACCTATATCATCGACGGGCTGCCGCCGACGCCGATTGCCAACCCCGGGCGGGCGAGCATTCTGGCGGCGCTGAACCCGGATGATACGCCCTACATTTTCTTCGTTGCCGATGGCACGGGCGGGCACGCTTTTGCCGATAACCTCGCGGATCACAACAGAAACGTGGCGGCTTGGCGGGCGATCGAAGGTCAGCAGAGCGGCAATTGATCCCTAACAAAATGTAATCAAATCGGGCGCTTACAGGGTGCCCGATTTGACTTTTCCCTGCCGGATATGCAAGGTTCATTCATGCTAGAAGACAAGTAAGGGCGACGCTGGACAGAAAGTCTGGGCCGCCCTTTCCTGTCTCTCACCTGTGACGGACTACCAACACAGGCAAGACTGAATGATTCAAGATCGGTCCGACCAAACCGCATCGCCGACGGCAGAAGAAGCCTACAAAGAAGCTGCCGGTCACTTTCGCAGGGTCAGCGACACTCTACAGGGAATCGAGAAACTGATCCGGTCGGGCGACCCCGATCTGGCCAGCAAGATCCTCACTCAGATCCAGCTTCTGGACAAAGCGTTTTTCACACTCAAATCGGCCGAGGAGGCATTTCATGCAACATATGGGCGCGCGTTCCACAAAGGAGATTTCGACATCGAAGCCGCGCGGGATACGATTGGGGGCAAGTTGGATCGCCTCCGCTCCCCCGAGTGTTCAGAGTGAATTTCTGGATTCGCTGGTGGAAAGCGAACTCAAGGCTTTGCCTTTTCTTTTCGAGTTCTGGGCGCTCGAACATCAGCTGCCGCCAGACGGAGATTGGCGCTCCTGGCTGATCATGGGGGGGCGTGGCGCCGGCAAGACGCGGGCCGGGGCGGAATGGGTTCGGTCATTGGTCGAGGGGGCCGGGCCATCCGATCCCGGCAAGGCGCGGCGCATCGCCCTTGTCGGCGAGACATTCGATCAGGCGCGCGAGGTCATGGTGTTTGGCGAGAGCGGAATCCTCGCGGTTTGCCCCCCCGACCGCAAGCCCGAGTGGATCGCGGGCCGCAAGATGCTGGTCTGGCCTAATGGGGCGACGGCGCAGGTCTTGTCGGCGCATGATCCCGACGCTTTGCGGGGGCTGCAGTTCGACGGGCTCTGGGCCGATGAGCTTGCGAAATGGCGCAAGGCCGAGGAGGCCTGGGATATGCTGCAATTCGGGTTGCGACTGGGCGATGATCCGCGCGCCTGTGTCACGACGACCCCCCGGAACGTCAAAGTTCTGACCGATCTTCTCGAGCGTGACAGCACTGTTGTTACCCATGCGCCAACCAGCGCCAATCGGGCCAATCTTGCGTCAGGGTTCCTTGAAGAAGTGCAGCGTCGATATGCCGGAACACGGCTGGGGCGGCAGGAGCTTGACGGGGTGCTTCTGGCCGATGCCGAGGGGGCGCTCTGGACCAGTGCGGGCCTCGAGGCGGCGCGGGTGGCGAAGGTGCCGGAGTTGAGCCGGATCGTCGTAGCCGTCGATCCCTCGGCCGCGGCAAAGGGGGCGGGGGATGCCTGCGGGATCGTGGTCGTTGGGGCGGTGACCGAGGGGCCGCCGCAGGACTGGCGGGCCTATGTTCTCGAAGACGCGACGGTGCACGGCGCCTCGCCTCTGGAATGGGCCAAAGCGGCGGTTGATGCCTTCAGGCGGCATGGCGCCGACAGAATGGTTGCCGAGGTCAATCAGGGCGGCGCGATGGTCGAGGCGGTGGTGCGACAAGTCGAACCTCTGGTGCCGTTCCGGTCGGTCCACGCGGCACGCGGGAAGGTGGCCCGCGCCGAACCTGCAGCTGCTCTTTACGAGCAAGGCCGGGTCCGGCACGCGGCGGCGATGTCGAACCTTGAAGACCAGATGTGCCAGATGACGCACCTAGGCTATCTCGGCAGCGGTTCGCCCGATCGGGTCGATGCTCTTGTCTGGGCCTTGCACGAGCTGATGATCGAACCTGCCGGAAAATGGCGCCAGCCGCGACTGCGGGTGCTCTAGCGTGGCCCGATCCGAGGGCAACGCACGGTGACCTTCGGAAATCTTCAGAGAAACATTTGAGAGTGTGTCCGTGGCCCGAAGCGACGGGTGCGACGCCAGATAGAATGACGAGGAGTCGTGGATGTTTGAATTCCTGAAACGGGCGCAGTCGGATGAGACGCCGCCCGAGGTCAAGGCCTCGGCAACGGGCAAGGTTGTGGCGCTGGGGAGCGGCCGCGTGGCCTGGAGCCCGCGCGATACGGTCTCGCTCACGCGCACCGGCTTCACCGGCAATCCGGTCGGCTTTCGCGCGGTCAAGATGATCGCCGAGGCGGCGGCCGCCTTGCCGCTGGTCCTGCAGGACGCCGAGCGCCGTTATGACAGCCATCCGGTGCTCGACCTGATCTCGCGCCCCAATGCGGCGCAGGGGCGGGCCGAGCTGATGGAGGCGGTCTATGGCCAGCTTCTCCTGAATGGCAACGCCTATCTCGAGGCGGTGGGCGAGGGGCCGGTGCCGGACGAGGTTCATGTGCTGCGCTCGGACCGGATGAGCCTTGTGCCGGGGCCTGACGGTTGGCCGATGGCCTATGACTATTCGGTTGCGGGGCGCACGCATCGCTTTACCGTTACCGAAGTGCTGAGCCCGATCTGCCATATCAAGAGCTTCCATCCGCTCGACGATCACTACGGCCTTTCGCCCTTGCAGGCGGCCGCCAATGCGCTCGATGTGCATAATGCCGCCTCGCGCTGGTCGAAGGCTTTGCTCGACAATGCGGCGCGACCCTCGGGGGCGATCGTCTATCGCGGGGCGGAGGGGCAATCGGCCTTGAGCCAGGATCAGTATGACAGGCTTTTGTCCGAGATGGAGACCCAGCATCAGGGTGCCCGCAATGCCGGGCGGCCGATGCTTTTGGAAGGTGGCCTTGATTGGAAGCCGATGGGCTTTAGCCCCTCGGACATGGAATTCCAGAAAACCAAGGAGGCCGCGGCGCGCGAGATCTGCATCGCCTTCGGCATCCCGCCGATGCTTCTGGGGATTCCGGGCGATGCGACCTACGCCAATTATCAGGAGGCCAACCGCGCCTTCTATCGCCTGACCGTTCTGCCCTTGGCGACGCGGGTGACGAGCGTGATCGCCGATTGGCTTTCGGATTTCTCGGGCGAGCGGATCGAGCTGCGCCCCGATCCCGACCAGATCCCCGCACTCGCCGCCGAGCGCGAGGCGCAGTGGCGGCGCATCGGCGAGGCGAGTTTCCTCACGGACGGTGAAAAGCGGGCGCTTCTTGGCCTTCCGGCGCGGGAGGTGGGCGATGAAGGCTGACGTGGTGGACATGGAGGGCCGCCCCCGGCGCGAGGCCGGCGCGGCGAATGATTTCTGGTTCGCGCAGGTGGATTTGCGGCTGGGGCGGATCGAGTTTGTGGTGGGCCGGCTTGAACGGCAGGTCTGGCTGATCGTCTGTGCGGCCTTTGCCCTTGTGGCTTTCGAGGTCGTGCGGGCGCTGGTGATGGGGAACTGAGTAATGACACTTGAGACGAAATTCTGCGCGCCGGAAGCAAAAGGCGCGGCCCTGTCGATCAGTGAGGGGCACGAGGTGAGCGGCTATGCCTCGCTCTTTGGGCAGGCCGACCAGGGTGGCGATGTGGTCGAGGTGGGGGCCTATCGCGCCTCGCTCGCCAAGATCGCGGCACGCGGCGGCAGCGTGAAGATGCTCTGGCAGCATGACCCGGCCCAGCCGATCGGCGTTTGGGACGAGGTGCGAGAGGATGCCCGTGGCCTTTGGGTCAAGGGGCGGATCCTGACCGATGTGACGCGTGGCCGCGAGGCGGCGGCACTCCTCGGGGTCGGCGCGATTGACGGGCTGTCGATCGGCTATCGCACAGTGCGGGCGCATAAGGATGCCACTGGCAAGCGCCGGCTTACGGAACTGGAGCTTTGGGAAATCTCGCTTGTGACATTCCCCATGCTTCCGGATGCGCGGGTGGCCGCGAAGGGGGATAGCCCCGATGCGGCGCTCTTGCGCGAGATGGCGGGCGCGTTCCGCAGTGTGCGCGGCCTCATGACACCGGACGGCTGACCTCCGGACAACACAGGAAAGGACCGACTATGAGCAAACCCGATGCTTCGGCACGGGCCGGGGAAGATCTGTCTCCGGCGGAAGACCTGAAATCGGCGTTGGGCGATTTCGTGAGTGAATTCAAATCCTTCTCAACCGGCATTGATGCCAAACTTCAGAAACAGGAAGAACGCATGAACAAACTGGACCGGAAATCGGCGGGGCTGTCCCGCCCGATGCTTTCGACCGCGGCGGAGACTGAAGCCCCGCATCAGAAGGCCTTTGCCGCCTATCTGCGCTCGGGCGACGATGATGCCCTGCGCGGCCTTTCGCTCGAGGGCAAGGCCATGTCGTCGTCGGTCTCGGCCGAAGGCGGCTATCTGATCGACCCGCAGACCGCGGACACGATCAAAAGCGTGCTGCGCTCGAACGCTTCGGTGCGCGCGATTGCCAATGTGGTGACGGTCGATGCCGCCTCCTTCGACGTTCTGATCGACCATACCGAAATGGGCGCTGGCTGGGCCTCGGAAAGCGGTGCTGCCGCCGAGACCGACACCCCGCAGATCGACCGCATCACCATCCCGCTGCACGAACTCTCGGCCATGCCGAAGGCCACGCAGCGCCTTCTGGACGATTCCGCCTTCGATATCGAAGGCTGGCTTGCTGGCCGCATCGCCGCCAAGTTTGCCCGATCGGAAGCGGCCTCTTTCGTCAGCGGCGATGGTGTCGACAAGCCCAAGGGTTTCCTCAGCTATCCCAAGGTCGACAATGATGTCTGGGCCTGGGGCAATATCGGCTATGTCGTCACCGGCGCGAGCGGCTCCATCGTCGATGGCGATCCGGTGATCGAGCTCGTCTATGCCCTCGGCGCCGAATATCGCGCGGGTGCGAGTTTCGTGATGAACTCGAAGACTGCCGGCACCATCCGCAAGCTCAAGGACGCCGATGGCCGCTTCCTGTGGTCCGATGGCCTTGCCGCGGGCGAGCCTGCGCGCCTGATGGGCTATCCGGTGCTCATTGCCGAGGATATGCCCGACATCGGTGCGGATACCACGCCGATCGCCTTCGGCGATTTCGAGGCGGGCTATACCATCGCCGACCGGTCGGACCTGCGCATCCTGCGCGATCCCTTCTCGGCCAAGCCGCACGTTCTTTTCTACGCGACCAAGCGTGTGGGCGGTGCGGTGAGCGATTTTGGCGCGATCAAGCTCCTGAAGTTCGGTCTCGCCTGAGAGTGAGACCGAAGGGGGCGGTCATGACCTGACCGCTCCCGTCCGGGCGCGCGCCGCAACCGGCGTCGTCTAGCTGCTCCCTCCGTCCGAGCGACGTTGGGGTGCGCGTCCGGCGCAGGATGGGAGATTTGGAAATTCGGAGACGTTCCATGATGTTAGTCGAAGAGAGCAGGGTGCCCGATGCGGCCTTGCCGCTGGCCGAATTCAAAGAGCACCTGCGTCTTGGCTCGGGTTTTGCCGATGAGGATGTGCAGGACGGGCTGCTTGCGAGCTATCTGCGTGCGGCTCTGGCGGCCATCGAGGCGCGGACCGGCAAGATCCTGATCGAACGCAGCTTTGTCTGGACTGTCACAGGCTGGCGGGATGGCGAGGCAGAGGCTTTACCAGTGGCGCCGGTGAACGCGCTGATCGATCTCACGCTCATTGGGCGTGATGGCGACGAGAGCCTCGTTGCGGCCTCGCGTTATCGGCTGGTGCCGGATCTGCAGGCGCCGATCCTGAGGGGGGCGGGTCTGTCGCTGCCTGTAATCCAGATGGCGGGTTCGGCTCGGGTCCGGTTTTTAGCCGGTTATGGGCCGGAGTGGATCGATTTGCCGTCAGATCTGGCGCAGGCGGTCTTGATGCTGGCCGCGCACTACTACGAGTTCCGTCACGATACCTCGGGGCCGCTTGGGCTTCCGTCGGGTGTGGCGGGGCTGATCGAACGGTTTCGCACGATCCGGCTTTCGGCCGGTCGGGGGCGCGCATGATCCCGCGTCTTAATCGCAAGCTTGTTCTCGAGGCGGAAGAGCGGCTCGCCGATGGCGCGGGTGGCTTTTCCACCGTCTGGACCGCGCTCGGCACGCTTTGGGCCGCACTTGAGGCGCGCACGGGCCGCGAGGCGGCGGTGGCGGGCGGTTCTGTCTCGCGGGCCGGTTATCGGGCTATCCTGCGCGCAGCGCCCGAGGGCAGCCCCTCACGGCCCAAGCCGGGACAGCGGCTGCGCGAAGGGGGGCGCCTCTATGCGATCCTTTCGGTGGCCGAGCGAGATGAAGACGCCCGGTATCTTGTCTGCCAGTTGGAAGAGGAGGTTGCTCCATGAGTTATGGTGTCGCCGCCGCGCTTCAGGCTGCGGTTTTCCAAAGGCTTTCGGGCGATGCGTCTCTCACCGCGCTTGTCGGCACTGCGATCTATGATGCGCTGCCAACCGGAACCTTGCCTGATCTCTATGTCATTCTCGGCGCGGAAAAGGTTCAGGACCGATCGGACGGTACCGGCGCTGGGGCCGAGCACGCTTTCATGATCTCTGTCGTGACCGACAGCGCCGGTTTCAGCGCGGCCAAGGCAACAGCTGCGGCCATTTCGGACGCGCTGGTCGATGCGCCGCTGACCCTCACGCGCGGCCATCTCGTCGCGCTCAATTTCCATCGCGCTGTCGCGGCGCGGGTCGGATCGGCGGGCACCCGCCAGATTGACCTGATCTTCCGCGCCCGCGTCGAAGACAACTGACACAAGGCTCAATAAGCGAGGTATTTCAAATGGTTGCCCAAAACGGCAAGGATCTTCTGATCAAGATCGACATGACTGGCGACGGCTCTTTCGAGACCGCCGCCGGCCTTCGGGCCACGCGCGTCTCGTTCAATGCCGAGACGATCGACATCACCAGCCTCGAAAGCACGGGCGGTTGGCGCGAGCTTTTGGGCGGCGCGGGGGTGCGCTCGGCCTCGCTTTCGGGCTCGGGCGTGTTCAAGGACGCCAATACCGACGAACGGGTGCGCCAGATCTTCTTTGACGGTGAGACGCCTGATTTCCAGGTGGTGATCCCCGATTTCGGCCGCGTCGAGGGGCCGTTTCAGGTCACCTCGATCGAATACGCCGGAACCTATAACGGCGAGGCCACCTATGAGCTGGCGCTGGCTTCGGCCGGGGCGCTGGTATTCACGGCCTTCGTCTGATGACCAACCCGTATGCCGGTGAGGTCAGCCTCAGGATTGATGGCGTGGACCATCCCTGCAAGCTCACGCTTGGGGCCTTGGCCGAGCTCGAGTCCGAGCTCGGCGAGGGGTCGCTCGTCGATCTCATCGCCCGTTTCGAGGGCGGGCGCTATTCGGGGCGCGATCTGATGGCGCTCATCGTGGCGGGGCTGCGCGGGGG